GTTCGTAAGAGAATTATTTGAAGCAGAAAAGAAAGTAGCGGTTGCGGCATTTGGTCGTATGAATCCACCTACTATTGGACATGAAAAACTTGTAAACAAAGTAAAAAGCCAAAGTGGTGATCATTACATTTTCCTAAGTCAAACACAAAAACCAAAAGATAATCCACTACCGTTCGATGAGAAATTAAGATTTGCCAAAGAATTTTTTCCCGGTGTTAACGTAGGGCATCCGCAAGTACGTACACCAATTCAAATGTTACAACTATTAGAAAAGTTAGGATATACTGATATTGTATATGTTGCAGGTTCTGATAGAGTAGAAAGTTTTGATAAACTGTTTAACGATTATAACGGTAAAGAATATAACTTCAATAGTATTAAAGTAATAAATGCAGGCGAACGTGATCCGGATGCAGAAGGTGCTGAAGGCATGAGTGCAAGTAAGATGAGATCGGCTGCCGCTCAAGGAGACTTAGATTCATTTACTCAAGGTGTTCCTAAACTAGCAGCTGCAGAAGAAATGTATAATGCTGTACGTAAAGGTATGGGAATTAAAGACGAAGTACCAGCACAAGAAGATACGGCTAAGAATAACGACGACTATCAAGCAAAGAAAAAAGCACTACAAGATATTCAAGCAGATCCAAACACTGCTAAAGATCCTGAACTTAAAAAAGAACTTGCACGTAGAAAAGCTGAATTAGAAAAAACAAACGAAATATTAGGCTTTGCTACTAAAAATCCAAAACGTGCAACTATAAAAGTTAAAAAACGTCCACCAGAAGAAGATAGTGTAAAAGATAAAATTGCAAAACGTAGAGCAATGGCCGCTAAAGGCGATTCTCGTGCGTTTAAAGCAGGCGCACTTGGCGAAGGCGACTTAGTAGTGGATAAAGGATCATTAATATCATACCTACGTGATATGATACACATGGTGATAAAAGATATCGTATTACTTCTGAAGATATAGTTGAGGCTTTAGGACGTGGATGAGCTTGCACAAATAGTAAAGTTAGCAGGAGTTAATGAGTTTAAAGGATATCAAGAATATACTTTAGAGAACATGAGTCATACTGCTACCGAACTAAAGCAAAAAGAAAGAGAAATGGGTATAAAACCCGGAGACCAAGAATGGTTTAAATTATGGTTTAGTTTACCTTATATGAACGGACCAGTAAAGTTTAGAGGACGTACAAAATGAATCTTCGTCAGTTATTTGAAAGAGGAAGAATTGTTCCAGGTGTTAACACTACGCCTGATGTCGGTCCTAACGAAATTAAAAAACAAGCTGCAAAGTTTGGATTTAAAGTAGACAAAGACGGCAGACCACAAAATCATCCTAAAAAAGTAAAAGGTTCTAAAACGAATGTTGCATTTAACTTAGGCATGACTGAAGGCAACATGCTTGCTAATCCTAAAAATACATTCCTTACAAAAGCAGACACAGCATACGACTTTATTAAGGTAGGTACAAACTTAGCAAACTTAAAAGATGTTCCAGCAGGCGGAAATATGGACGAGCCAGACATAATGATTGCTCCATATGCAGGCGCTAAAGAAATGAAGTATCTTATGAAGCAACTTAATCGTATTGGTTATAAAACACAAGATGCTCAAGGCTATCAAGATGCGCACTACGACGACGAGCCAACTGGTGGAGAAGCACCTCCACAAATGAAGGCACAAGGTCCATTAGGTAAAATTAAAATATCTAAGTTACGTGGTGTACAAAAAGAAAGAACATACGAAAAATTAGCAAAGCAACTTGAACGTGTATTAGAAGACGACTATGCTCCGTTACAGATTGACCGTAAAGGTAGAGTAATTAACGGACATCACAGACTAGATGCATTACGTTTAGTAGGTGAAGAATATGCTCGTGTACATATGATCGACGATATAGTAGAAAACATAAAAGAAAACTTTGCTGATGGTAAGAAAAAAGGCAAAAGCAGACCTGGTAGAGTAAAGAAGTCAGGTGCTAGTTGTAACGGTAGTGTTACCAGTTTAAGAGCAAAAGCAAAGAAATCTAGTGGCGAACGTGCTAAAATGTACCACTGGTGTGCTAATATGAAGTCAGGTAGAAAGAAGAAGAAATAATGTTTAGCAAACAATGTAAATTACACTTAGAAGAACAAGGCGAAACAGGATTAGAACATATGAAGGCTGCACTAAAAACAGCCGTACAACTACAATTACTTGTACCAGCACTAGTAGTACACAGTGTTGCACCTAGGTTCTTTACTGATACAGCAACAAGAGTAATGAAAGATATTTTGCACAATCGTAAAGATGCATAAATACAATATAAGTTAATTCGGGATTTAAAAATGAAGATATACGAAATTACATCAATTAAAAAAGAGTCAACTCAATTAGACGAAGCATTACCAGCGTTATTAATACCTGGTATTATTGCAGGCGTAAGAATTGCAGGTGGTTGGGCAGCAAAACAAGGTGCAAAAATACTTGCACAAAGAGGCGCAGCGGCTGCAGGCGCAAAAGAATTAGGCAAACAGGCTGCTAAACAAACTGCTAAAGGAGCAGGTGCTGTTGCAAAAGGTGTTGCTAAAGCACCAATTAAGCACCCTGTTGCAACTGCTACAGTAGGTGGCGGAGCATATGTTGCTAAGAAAGCAGGTGATGCAATTGACGCTGTTGGTGATTCAGTTGATGACATTGTAGCAAAAGCCGGAGATGGCATTGATGCTATAAGAGATCAAATAACAGCCGCATTTGGTAATGCAGGGTTTGGAAAAGTTGCAGCATTTGCATCTAAGTATGCAATTCCAGCATTGGCCGCTGTTGCTATACTATATGGCGGTAAAAAGATTTGGGATTATTTAACTAAAGAAGGCGAAGCACAACCTGCAACAGAAAGTGCTACAGCAGGCGCTACAGCATCGGGCAACGTAGCATCGGTTGCTAATCCGGTTGCGGCTAATGCTAAAATTAAACGTGATAAAAAAGGTGTTCCAGTAGCACCACAAAAGAAAAACAAAGATGGTACTGCTGTTAATGCGTTAGACATGGATAACAATATTATGGGCGGTAAACCAATTAAAAGGGTGCAATAAAATGGCTGATAAAGATAAAAAACCTAAAGTAGATCCAAACAAAAAACCTAAAGGTGCATTTGCTCAAGGGTTTGCAAAAGGATATCAAGCAACTGGCAAAGTAACAGATCCTGATTCTTTACGTAAAGGTATTAAAAATAAATGGAAAAGCATGATAACTCCAGATTCTGATCCAAAGCAAAAAGAAAAAGAAAAAACAACTGAAGGTCTTGCTGATAAAGCAGACATGGCTGAACGTGATCATGAAGTACAAATGGCTCGTGCAGACTTATACAAGATTGCAAAGTATGCTATCGAACTACACGACATGATGAAAAAAGTTACAGAAGCAGAAGGTATTGAAGGTTGGCAACAGGCTAAAATTACTAAAGCTGCAGACTACATGAGTAGCGTTTTCCATTCATTAGATTATGATTTAAGATTTAACGAACCTCAAGAACCTACAGTTGAAGGCAAAAGCCCACACAAAAAAGGTACTAAAAAATATAAAGCACACATGGCTGCTATGCATGCCGAAAGTGTAAACGATCCGTATAAAAAAGGATTAATGGATAAACTACACGAAGCAAAACAAAGTGTTTGTAAAGAATGTGGCAATCCAAGTTACACAACACTACCAGAAGAAAAGCAAAAAGGCGTTGACGGCAAAGTATGCTGGAAAGGCTACAAGCGTATGGGCACCAAGAAAAAAGGCGGCAAGACTGTAGATAACTGCGTGAAGATGTAATTATGGCAGATGACTTTTACAAAATGAGTTCAATGATGAAGGACTTATTTCCTTCGAATCCTCAAGCAGATAGAGAAGCATTAATGGGTATGGCTAATGGCGGGCAACCGCAACAAAGTGCTGAATCCACAAAAAACTATGTGCAAGAAAGTGTAGATGTACCACAAGGTAGTTTACAAATGGATAAGAACTATAGTGTAAACGACTTTGCTGCTCTTGCAGGTGTTACTAAAGCACAACCAAATCGTGTAGTAGAAACAATAACAGATCAAGATTATCAACCAATTCCAGACACAACAGACAAGGATCTACGTATTCAACAACTTGAAGAACGTGTATCTAAACTAGAGGCATTAATAAAAGAAAGACCATTATCAAAAGGCGAAGAAAAGAAAAAGGAAAAGATTGTAAAAGGCATGAAGAAAAATAAAGGCGATTTTGAGAAGCGTTACGGCAAAGACGCAGAAGCAGTTATGTACGCAACTGCTACTAAAAATGCCAAAAAAGAGTCATTTATCAAAGATGAACTTTATCGTAAATTAAAAGAATACGAATATAAATCAAAATAATTGCTTGACTTCTAAGCAAATTTCCTATATAATATACTAATTACAAACTAAACTCAAAGGAGAACTTATGAGCAGTAGGACCTATGGTGCCGAAGAGAAGGCCAAATTAGAGCGGCTAGTAAACGAAGGCGTTACCGTGATGCAGGAAATAGAAGACTTGAATTTGGGTCTTAAAGAAACAGTTAAGGCTGTTGCAGAAGAACTAGACATTAAACCGTCTATGATTAATAAAGCAATTAAGATTGCACAAAAAGGTGATTGGGAGAAAGTAGCGAATGACTTTGACGACTTGGAAACATTAGTCGTTACTGTCGGTAAGGACAAATAACGTGCAAAGCATAAAAGACTTTTACACAGATAGTCTTAAATCCGACCCCATTGCACACTATGCAGAAATGATTGGTGCTGTTGCTGTTATTATTGGAAGTAGCATACTAACATGGACTGTACTTACTCCTAGACCGGATATTTTTATACCGTTCTATTTTGTAGGTAGTTGTGCAAGTTTTTTTGGAGCATATCGACGTGGACTACCTTGGGTACTAGTACTCACAGGTTGGTTCATTATTATGAACATGATAGCACTAAGTAGGCTATATATTGTATAACGCCAAAGACAATTGTCAGGCATGTATGAAGGTTAAGTTGGCCATAAGCAACAGGAGAAAATATAATTGAGTTACGTAGACGCACTATTTGATCGCGACTCTGACATTATCAGAGTTGTCGAACGCAAAGATGGAAAAAGACATTTCCATGAATATCAAGCAAAATATACATTTTACTATAAAGACCCTCGCGGTAAGTATAAGAGCGTTTATGGCGATCCTTTAAGTCGTATTGTTTGTAAGAATACAAAAGACTTTCGAAAAGAAGTAGCAATCAATCGAGACAAACAACTTTTTGAAAGCGACATCAATCCTATTTTCCAATGTTTAAGCGAAAACTATCTTAACCAAGATGCTCCTAAACTAAACATTGCTTTCTTTGATATTGAGACAGACTTTGATCCAGAGCGTGGCTTTGCCGATCCTGCTGATCCATTTATGCCTATTACTTCTATATCTGTATACTTACAGTGGTTAGAAACAATGGTATGTTTAGCAGTTCCGCCTAAGACACTTACAATGGAACAAGCTGAAAAAGAACTAGAAGGCATTGATAATGTAATGCTGTTTGAACAAGAAAGTCAAATGATTGATACTTTCTTAACACTGATTGAAGATGCTGATATCTTGTCAGGTTGGAACAGTGAAGGTTATGATATTCCGTATACTGTAAACAGAACTAGTCGTGTACTAAGCAAAGACGACACTAGACGTTTTTGTCTGTGGGGTCAGTTACCTAAGAAACGTGAATATGAAAAGTATGGTAAATCAGCTGTTACCTTTGACCTAATAGGCAGAGTGCATTTAGATAGTTTGGAATTATATCGTAAATACACATATGAAGAACGACACACATATAGACTTGATGCCATTGGCGAAATCGAAGTTGGTGAAAACAAAGTTCCTTATGAAGGCACTTTGGACCAGTTGTACAACAATGACTTTAGAAAGTTCATCGAATACAACATACAAGATACCGCACTACTGGACAAGTTGGACAAAAAACTAAGATTTATTGATCTTAGTAACGAACTTGCACACGCAAATACTGTTTTGCTACAGACCACAATGGGTGCTGTTGCTGTTACAGAACAAGCGATTGTAAACGAAGCACATCACAGAGGACTACAAGTTCCTAACAGACCTAAGCGAGATGACGAAAACACACAAGCCGCTGGTGCATATGTAGCATTTCCGAAAAAAGGATTGCACAAATGGATTGCATCAATGGATTTGAATTCACTGTATCCGTCAGTAATTCGTGCATTGAATATGGCACCCGAAACTATTATTGGACAAATACGTCCTGAGATATCAGATGCTCGTGTACAAGAAGATATGGGCTTAAAGAAAAAGTCGTTTGCAGGAAGTTGGGAAGGACGTTTTAGTACAGAAGAATATGAAGCAGTCATGGAACAGAAACGTGACATTGCTCTTACTGTTGACTTTGAAAACGGACAAACTGAAGTGTTTAGTGGTGCTGAACTATACAAGATTATTTTTGACAATAACAATCCATGGATGCTTAGTGCTAATGGTACAATCTTTACAACAGAGTTTGAAGGTGTTATTCCAGGTATTCTTGCAAGATGGTATAGTGAACGTAAAGACTTACAAGCACAACTTAAGAAAGCAAAAGATGCCGGTAATGCTGTTGAAACAGAATATTGGGATAAGCGACAGTTAGTTAAAAAGATTAACTTAAACAGTTTGTATGGTGCTATTCTTAATCCTGGTTGTAGG